GAGAGCATGGGCTTGTCGAGATCAAATGCCCTTTCAGTATGCGCAGGGGCGATGGAGTCTTTAAGACCGCGCGCGATCAAATGCACTACTACGCGCAGATGCAGTTTCAGCTTCATGTTACTGAGCGTAGATGGTGCGACTTCTATCAATGGAGCCCTAAGGAAACCTATCTTGAGGTTGTTGAATACGATAAGGAATTTGTCGATGACGCCATTTCGAAGCTTCGTTTGTTCTACGAAAAATATTTGGAAGAAATCAAAAACCCAGAACGGCATATTTCGCCAAAAAGGCCAGAGTTTAATGCTTCCCAAATCCTTGCGGAATACGATGATGCAACCAATGCGATCAAGCTTTACGAAGAGCGCAAGAAGGAGCTATTGGAAAAGCTGGTTGAAATAGCTGGAAACAAAAACGCATCTTTCAATGGGCGCAAGCTGACACACGTAGAGAAAGCTGGCGCTGTATCCTATGCGAAGGTTGTAAAAGATCACCTTCCTCATCTTGACTTAGAGCCTTATCGAGGGGAGAAAAGCAGCTATTGGAAGCTCTCGTGATGCTTAGGCCGTATCAACAACTAGCGCATGACGCAATCATCAACTGGATTTGCAAGATTACCAAACCTTGCATGATAGAAGCCGCGACAGGCGCCGGAAAGAGTCATATCATTGCGGCGCTTGCAGAAACCGTTCTTGGCATGAGCGGGAAAAAGGTTCTGTGTATTGCTCCATCCAAAGAGCTTGTAGAGCAGAACCATGCCAAGTACCCAGGCGATGCGTCTTTTTTCTCGGCCAGCGTTGGCAAGAAAAGCATCGAACATCCTGTTGTTTTTGGAACACCGATGTCAGTGCTGAACAGCATTGACAAATTTGGTAGCGAAATTGCAATGGTGATCATTGACGAATGTCATGGAATTACCCCAACAATTAAAAACATAATCAGCAGTATTCCCAATCCCAATTTAAGGGTTGTGGGCATGTCTGCTACGCCGTATCGCATGATTACAGGATACATATATAAGCAGCGCGCGGATGGGTCTGATGTGCAACAAGCAATTGAACCTTATTTTACGCGCTGTGTGTATCGCATAACTGCACAAGAGCTAATTGAAAAAGGCTATCTAACCCCTCCAGTAATTGGCGAAATAGGTGCAACGTCATACGAGACGAAGCAGATGAAACTGGATCGTAAAGGTCAATTTTCAAAAGAAGACATTGACCGCGCGTATCATGGGCAAGGGCGCAAGACAGCAAACATTGTAGATGACATTGTAGAGAAATCAAAAGATAGGCTTGGTGTTTTGATTTTTGCAGCGACTGTTCGCCATGCGCGTGAAATACTTGCCAGCCTACCTCCTGAGCTTTCGGCTATCGTAACTGGAGAAACACACAAGACTGAACGCGAACGCATCCTTGCAGCGTTCAAAGCTCAGGAAATAAAATACATAGTCAACGTCGCTGTTTTGACCACTGGGTTTGACGCAACGCATGTCGATGTTATCGCCATGATGCGAGCGACTGAATCTGTGGGCCTGATGCAACAGATCATCGGAAGGGGCTTGCGCCTTCATGATGGCAAGAAAGATTGTCTGGTTTTGGATTATGCCGAAAACATCGAGCGGCATTGTCCAGACGGAGATTTGTTTAACCCTAAAGTCAAAACAATAGAAAACGATGGAGAAAAGAGAGTTGATTGCATTTGCCCAGATTGCAGCGCGCTAAATTGCTTCAAAGCAAGACCCAATCCAACAAAGTTTGCAATCAATCAAGCTGGGTATTTTTGCGATCTAGACGGCGATGCAGTTGATGGAGAATACGGACCTATTCCTGCTCATTTCGGTCGTCGCTGCACCGCTGAACATGTTTACGGAGGCGAGCTTCGCAGATGTGCATATAGATGGACCAGCAAAAAATGCCCGTATTGCGAAGAACTGAACGACATTGCAGCGCGCTACTGCACGAAATGCAAAGCCGAGCTTGTTGACCCTAACGAAAAGCTGCGACTTGCTTATAAAGAAAAAAAGAACGACCCGTACCGTAGGCAATGCGACGAAGTGATAAAGTTCATTGTGCGCCCTACAATTAGCCGAGCTGGAAGAGATCAATACAGCATTTTTGTAATTACTTCACACAGACGATTTACTTTTTGGGTATCACGCAATCCAAAATGGTCGAACGAGGTTGCATCTTACAATATGTTTGCTATGTTGAAAGGAGAAACACCGCAAACCATAACGTATCAAAAGCAGGGCGAGTACTTCAGGGTATACGCCTACAACGAGGCCAAAGATGAAGCTCCCAAGTGACATTCCAGTTTACGGTGATCAGACTTATCGAGGGCAGTGCCCTACCGAAAACGCTGAACAGGTTACTTTTTTCGCACGAATAAGAAAAAAGTACCCAGAGACATGGGGGAAGATTGCGTTTCACCCTCGCAATGAAGGAAAGCGCACTCATTTTCAAGCGGCACATCAGTCCTCAGAGGGAATGACAAGCGGCACACCTGATGTTGTTATTCCCGGTGCGCCTGCTTTTGTATGCGAGCTAAAAAGGCGAGACCATACGCAATCAATCTGGCAAAAAGGTCAGCAGGATTACCTTCGTACAGCTCAGTTAATGGGAGCCTTCGCGTGTATCGCGTTGGGAGTAGATGCAGCCGAATCAGCCTTTAACGAGTACTTGGAAAAAACCAAGTGAATACATCTTTTCAGTGCTCAATGGGTATGCTCCGCTGGAAAAGCAGCCAAGAGCTATTCAATCCGCCTGTTCGCTTCATTTTTATGAGGCAGCATGTGAAATACTCAACATGAAAAAGGAGGTTCGCAAACAAGCGTTAGAAGCGTTGCCAGCTTTGGTTCAGCCTCATGTTGAACAAGAGATTTGGCGCATATGGAGGTTACGCAATGAGGTTTGAAATCATCATGAACATGCCCACTAGGGGCGGTTTCGATAAGATCAGTGAACCAATTCACCGGATAATTGTTGAGCACCCCGCCAAATCTCTTGAAGACTTTGTGCATGTGCTCATGAACTATGACTTCGTCATCGTCGAAGAGTTCTATCCCGGAAAGTTCAGTAAAGAGTACGAAAGCCATGGGCTGATCGCCCTCAACCACCGATACGTCGGGAAAATCAAACAATGGGACAGAAAGCAATGAACCACAAAGACGTTCTCTATAAAGCAGCTGCCATACTCAATGAACGTGGCGCAGCATATGGCAACATCAAAGATGTCTTCAGCCATGCAGCGCAAATAGCTTCTCTGATTAGCGGCAAAGACTACAATGAATACGACATTTCTGTGGTGATGGAGGCGATAAAACTGGCAAGACGCCGCGCAAACCCTACGCTTGCTGATAACTACATCGACAATGTAAACTACACCGCTTTCTCGGCGCAGTTTGCCCTGAAAGATACCGAAGGAGAGAAACCCGCTGCCGTGGCACCGCAGCCAGTCGATGAGGACACACCATATGTTCAAGAAATCAGCGTACACTTTGACGGGACTAGCACTTCTGTCATCGCCAGTCCTAGCCACTGAGGAAGATTCAGGTTCTTTCTGGCGCGAAGAAGCCATGAAGAGCGAGTTTGTAAAGGTCGAGACATCTCAAAAGAAAAGAGTCGTGATCGACCAAATTACCGCAGTGGTAAGAAAGGAGCTTGGCGAACAATGGGTTGAGAGCGCCCTTAAGATTGCGAAGGTCGAGAGCGGGTATCAATGCAACGCAAAGGGGCCAAAGACCCGTCATGGTCACGCAAAGGGGGTCTTTCAGTTGATTGATTCCTCGGCGCGAACCCTAGGCTTCGACCCCGGCAAAATGTACGACTGTAATGAGAATATCGCGGCGGGAGTCGCCCACATGAAGGTCTGTATCAGGTATGGCGTAAAAGACCCTCGTGGGATGGCTGCTTGCCACGTCGCTGGCTGGAACCATTGGAACGTGAAGCTTGCGCGTCAGCATGAGAGGTACAAGCAGCGTTACATCAACATGGCGTCAGCCTAGCGAGGGGGAGCTTCGGCTCCCCCATTACCCAACGAGCCCAACATGAAGGAAAAAAAGAACGACATAATGAGCTTGCGGTGGTGGTCATGCCGCTACATCATCAACAATGACACGAGTCGGCCCGAATATTGCTGTGAAAGAGTGGTGAGGGGATCGTACTGCAATCGACATGCAAAATTGTGTTACCTCCCTCCCAAGAAAAACGATTTGTTAAGGAGTACCGAGTAAGTTGTTCTTGCAGCCCAAAAGGAACGCGGTATGATTCAGAACAAACTGAGAGCAACCCGAGACCAGATCGACCCGGAGTATCATCCGGGGGTGCAGAAGATCCTGATCAATCCTGACGGCCCTGAGGCCGCCGACTACATCCAGAACATGATCCAGCACATGGGCCATGTCGTTAAGATCGCCCTTGAGAATATTGAGGACGAAGCAGCCAGAAAGCAGATAGAGGCCCACGCTTATGCCGCAATCAAAGGAGTTCAAAATGAAAATGGCGCAATATTGGGAAACACAAGAAAACCGCTGGCACGATAAGTACCTTGAGGCCGAGGGGCTGCTAGACCAGCTTGAGGTCAAAATTTGGGATCAATCCTGCCGCATTGCATTCTTAGAAGGAGCGCTCCGGCAGATCACCAAGGTCAACAACAAGCGTGATCGTTTCAGTAGTGAGATAGATGGTATTGTCATTGCAGCATTAGGAGAAAACAATGTCTGACCCTACAAATTCCCGCAATGTATCTAATAATGAAATGTGGCGCAGCCTCAACTCTGCGCACAAAACTATCAAATTCTTGCAGGAAGAAATTAAAAGGATGAAAGAGCAAATTGCTGTCGTTCCGCTTAAAGAGGTCCTGCCAGAAGAATGCCCTGATACTGAGGTCTATGGCGTTCCCTGCGTTTTTTCCGGCAATAGAGTTTGGCCATGGCCTACAGAAGATGTGATTCTTTATGCAGCGCTGAAGGTGCTCAAGGAGAAAGACAATGTCTGACGTTTTGATGGACCTTCACGCCCATTACAAGGCCGTCAGGGAGAGGTTGAATGCTGGGCCACCACCTGAGCCCCCAGAGCCTGTTGTGCCCCCTCCTCTCCCTCCGCTTACAGTGATGGCCGCTGAGCTAAAGCCAGCTGTGCTTTTGCATGGGCTTAAATGCGTATCTGAAGTGAAGCATAAGATTCTGCCGATTCTTCAGCGGCACCGCATGAACTGGGCAGAGGCATCAGGCAAATCGCAGAAGTGGAAGCACACCGAATGCCGATTTGAGATTTACGCTGTTCTCAACGCACATGGCTGGTCACTATCTCAGATTGGTCGGCTGTGTGGAGACCGCGATCACACAACGGTTTTGAACGGCATCAACCGTTTTATCAAAAAGAACATGACTCAAGAGCAGTTAGATTTATGCAAAGAGTTCAACATGCGCCCTGTGGTTTATTGCGTTGAATGGGTGAGGATGAGGGAGGCCCGCAATGATTGACATCAAAAAAACGTACCGCACCCGCGATGGCCGCGAAGTCCGCATTTATTCGACCGATACGGAGGGAGCAAAGAAAACAGTTCATGGGGCCATAAAAGAAAAAGACGGCTGGTATATGCTGGCATGGTCAAAAAACGGGATAGTTAGCAATGTAGATAGAAACCTAGACCTCATCGAAGTCCGCCCCCGCCACAAGCGGACGGTGTGGGTGAATGTGTATAGAGACGACTTGGACGCTTATATATCCCGCGAACAGGCTGAAGATGAGCAGGACACTGACCGCATCGCCTGCATCAAGGTCGACTTGGATTTTGAAGAGGGAGAGGGCCTATGAGCGATGATCTTGTGAAGCGGCTGCGCGAAAAAGCGTTCAGAACTGAAACGTATGAACTGTTTAATTCAGCCGCCGACCGCATCGAGAAGCTGGAGGCTCAACTAGCCCAATCTCAACTAAAACGCTGGGCTGCGATATGGGAAGAGCAATCGGACAGCATCGAGAAGTTGGAGACGTTGGTGGAACAATTGCGGGATGACAATTCGTCCCTCATTGACGACTTTGACAAAACATTTCTTGATCAAGAGTCGCGCATTGAGCAGTTGGAGGCGGCGCTGCGGGAAATCATAGATGAACGTGGCATCTGCGGACACTGCGGGCAATTAGCGACAGGTGAAGGAAAACGCAGTTTTGTGATCTGCGATAAAACCGTCTTGGGCTTTAAGGGGCCATGCCATTGGACGCCGCAAGACCCTAAAGACATCGCCCGCAAAGCACTGGAGGGGAAAGATGACTGAAGCATCACGGGTCCAGCGGTTGCTTACTGAACAGAACGCTGAGATCGACCGGCTCAAAGAACGCAATGCTATGCTATCTGCCGCGCTGCGGGATTTTCTGCTCTGGGGAGATCACTGTCAGCACTGTGACTACGATGATGAGTGGGCGAAGATTGAAGTGCGCGCCCGCAAAGCACTGGGGGGGAAAGAT